TATAACGGTAAATCATATACAACTTCAAGTATTACAGTAACATATCAACATCTTGATATAGGAATAGAGGAAGGGGATTACGGTAGACAATACTTTCAGGTATTACATCCGTATGTAGGTCAGGAGGTAGTTGTTTATCTTAATGATATACCTTTATTTTCTGTTGGTAGTTCATCCTCTATAAGCTTTGATTGGTTTATATATGAACCAAAGCTTTATAATGTTACACTTGAGCTTATTGTAGACGGTGAGCGTACTGTTCTTGATTCTACTTATTTTTATGCTATAAGAACAGAAGAAATACCTGGCATTCTTCCTAGTTTATCTCCTGCTATCGGTGCTATTCTTGGAACTATTATTACTATTACTTTTGTTCTTTTACCTATATTTTTACAGGGGGGTTTTAAGAAAAAGTTTGATACTCCTCCTTTAGTCTATGCTTTATGCGGAGGGCTTGGTATTGTATTTAGTGTTTATCTTGGTTTTTTTGACATATGGGTTATATTCTTCTTTATTATAATCGGTATTGTGATAAGTGTTATCATGTATTTTAAGGGAGGAGGAGGTTAATTAGATGCCTCTTTTCATGGAGAGTAGACTTAAAGTTATTGTTGTATTGATGTTAGTCATTTTTGCTGTTTATACAACTGAACTTATTATTATTCAAGGTAAAAATAGTTTAGATATAGATAGAGAAATTCCCCCTGAACAGTATTATTTTAATGCTTCTCAGGAATCGGCTAAACAGAATGTAGATACAAGTAGTAATGATATTTTTGATATGCTTGGAATGTTAGTAGGGTTTCTCACTTTTGCACCATTGGCGATGCCTTTTTATGCTACTCTTATTATGAATTTTATTATGCTTATTATGTGGGTGATTATTATATATATTATTGTTAGTATTGTATATGATTTCTTGAAGGCTTTACCGTTTACATAAGGAGAAAAATAAGAATGAAAGAAAATTTCTTTAATACAAAAGGGAAATATCATAGATATATGTATTTTATAATAGCAGGAATTTTATTTGGTAGTTTATTAGGTAGTGTTGTTCAAGGTTGTGTGGGTTTAGAGAATACTCCTGTTATTTATATTGGAAGTGGAACTAATTTATGTTATCAATTTGCATGGGCTAATAATTATACTTTTCCTGCTAATGGAACATTAATTACTGTTAGTCCTGCAGTTGGTAATTCAGTACCGTTAAGATCTTATACTGTATTTTGTGCGTTATATGATGAAAACTTTAATTTAGTAGAGAATGGTATAAGTAAAAATGTAACAGTTACTTCTACTACAGTTAAATTTAAAAAACTTTATTTTGCTGATGGTGGGGCTACCGATTATTCTAATAACCCAAGAGTAGAAGCTGGTAAGAACTATAGTATTTTAGTATTTGCAGATGGTGCTTCAGGAAGGGATTGCGTTAAATTAGGTAGATATAACGGATATGGTCTAGGTAGATATTATGATGCAAGGGGAAAGGCTTATCAATATCCTCCTCCAAATGATATGACATGGACTAATGCATCATGGGCACCTTGGAGTATGAGTTTATATTGTGGATGGGATAGAGATGAACCTATTATAATTACAGGTAATATCCCTAAAAATGAAACAGAAAATATTGAAATGACAGATAATAGTGTTGAAACATCTATAGAAATTTCTTGGTGTGATTTTAATGCTGAAAGTTTATTTGAAAATACTATATCTGAGGATTCTCAAGCTAGTCATTATATTAAAGGTGATTTATGGCAAAGTCAAAGCTTTGAATCAGATACTACTTTTTGGCTTACTAGAGTAAGATTAAAGCTAGGTAAAATTTACGGTGCAGAGGGAACTTTGGAACTGGGTATAAGATTAAATTCTAGCAAAGATGAAGAGGACTTAGGTTATGGTGAGTATGAAGATATATCTGATTTTACAACAAGCTTATATGGTTTGGTTTATACTATTTATATGGATGAGCCTATTTTAATAGAGGCAGGGACGGTTTATGCAATGGTTTTAAGATCACCTGATGCAACAGAATATGTTAGGTTAAGAATCAATACTTTAAATGTCTATGAAAATGGTATTATCATGCAAAGTACAAATAGTGGGGTATCTTGGACAAATTACTCAGAGAGGGATTGTATTTTCGGTTTGTATGGTTACGATAATTATGCTTTAAATGTTTCATTTTGGAGTAATTACACAGGTGAATGGAAACGATATTATAATGAATCAATATTTCAAAATCAAATGGTATCATGTTATCTACCAGATTTAACCTGGGAAACTCGATACTGGTGGAATGTTTCAACTCATATACCTGAAAATTCACATTATTATTTTGAAAATAATCATACAAAATTATCTGATAAGTTTTGGTTTGAAACTAATGACGAGGATTATGTAGAGTTTCTTTTAGCGGGTATTCTTGAGCTACCTATAGAAATAATAGGTTTAATTGTTGTTGCCTTATTATTTGCATGGGCTGAAAAGAAAAGAGATTTTATCCTGTATTCGTTTACGGGTTTTCTTTCTTTAGTGTTAGGTATTTTTTATCTTACTAGATACTTTAATCTCTTAGAGATAGGGATGTGGCTTGGTATTGTTTTTGTGTTTTTCAGCATTTATTGTTTTGCTTTAGCATTAGGATCTGCTCTTAGTGGTCATAGTCAAGCTAGAAAATAAAAGGAGGAATATATTTGAATTTGATAAATGGTAACTATTTAAATAAAGAAATTTGTGCTTTTTCTGATGATTGGTTAATAGTTTTTGATGGTAAATGGAACTATATGTTGTTTAATACTGCATCAAATGAAGTTTTAAGGGCATACAAGCGTAAAAATATGCCATCTAATAATGTTAATAGGGGTACTAAAGATATTGAGTATTATAGTTCTTTTGACAATGCTTTAAAAGGTTTAAGACGTGTTTTAAGAAATGATGGCTTTTAAAGGAGGAATTATGAATCATGGTAAGAAAAGTTAAGATACATACTAGAAGAAATGAGGTTGGGGATTGGGATGCATTGCCTAAAAAAAGAAATCGTGTTTTATGTGTTGTTTTAAAGGAGAATAAGTCTACAGTTTGGAAATGGGTAAGCTTTAGAAAAGATAATTTTACTCTTGATGGAAATTATTATTTTGTTGATCCTAGGGGAACTTATATTTCTCAAAATAAGATTCTTGTTTCTATTTATTTGGAGGGGATCTCTACTCCTATGAATCATAAGAATATTCAAAAAGAAGTTAAGGAGAGAAATTTTATAGATCCTATTAGCGGTAAGGAGAAAAAAAGAAGGGTTACCCTTATTAAGGGTTTGAAGTTTGATAGTACTTTGATTGATATGCTTCTTAACCGTAAGCTTGTTGATGTGTTTACTCGTCATGCTATGGATCTACCTAATGTAATTATTATTATCCTATTGCTTGTTTGTATTGGTGTTGGTGTTGCTGGATTGGGTGTTGCTTTATCGTGAAGAACCCTAGTATTATAGACGATATAACAGTAGGAGGAGAAGCTCCTTCCGATTTTTCTAAGGTTGTTGATATTCTACTTAATGATGAATACAGGAGAAGAAAGACAATTCTTGGAACTAATCAGGTTTCAACCCTTACAACTCTTGATGTTATTGCTCAAATCTACGATATACCTTTATTAAAGGATTGGGTTGAAAATTATGCGGAATGGAGAACGTCAGGGGATAGCGGTAAAGGTAGGCAAGATATAGTAGAAATAAGTAAATATCATTATGCTCAAGCTGAAGATCAAAGAAAAGAGCTTATGGGAATGTTAGGTAAGCGTTAATATGGCTGAGGAAGAACAGTTTATTAAGGATGAAATGCATGTTAAGGATTATCAGCAATTAGGTAATTATCTTATTAAGCGTAAATTAGAGAATTGGAAGTATAAGCTTAAGGAGTTGTTCTCACGAAAAAACAAATAATTAAAGGGATCTTGGTTAAGCGTTTTCCTGAAATAAAGGGAAGTAAGATCATTGTTTATAAAAATCCTAGTGAATGTTCTCATTTAAGCATAGAAGAGGATCCTAATAACGGACATGCTGTCTTGTGGGGTAATCGTAAAAGGAAACTCAGAAAAACCAAGGGTAATAATAATATAATGATAGGTAAGGTTTATTTTAATGCTTTCACTATTGCCTTATTATTATCTATGACGGCTTTTATAGATGCTTTCACGTTTTATAGGTATTTATTGCTTGTTAAGGTAGGTTTTGCTTCTACATGCTTCTATTGTGCCTTCTCGTTAATTCTGTATTATAGCATATTTAACATGGATAGGTGTAAAAAATGGATATCGGATTATTCATTGTCATAGGTTTTTTTGTCTTTATTATTTATATATTTGGAGATAAATTAGGTATTTGGAGATGGCTTAAGGATAAGATGTGATATGCTGTTCAAACTAATAATATTGGCATTGGTTACTATTTTGCTTATGCTTCTTATTGTTTTTATTCTATGTCAGTTTTTTCCCGATTTCTGTCAAAATACAAATGTTACAAGTTTAAAGGATCTGATATAATGCTGATAGGTATTGAGGGAGGTTTGGGATCAGGTAAAACTCTTCTTATGGTAAGGTATCTGTTAAAAGATTTTAATAAGGGTAATCAAATTTTTTCTAATTTCGGTTTAAATCATATTCCTTATAAAGTTTTAAATGTTTTGGAAATATTAGATTTTGATAAGGAAAATAAAAGCCTTATAGATATTTCTATGGGTATTGATGAGCTTACGGTTTTTGCTGATTGCAGGACATCCATAGGTAAGATGAATAGATTGTTTTCTTATTTTATTCTTCAGACAAGAAAACGAAATGTTAATCTGTATTATACTACTCAAAACATGATGATGATTGATAAGCGTGTTAGAGAGCATACAGATATACAGATATTCTGTGAAAAGATTAAAGATTCAGATGGGGAGATGATAGAAAAAAAAAGGCATTATACAATATGGGATTTTAGGGATTTGCATGACATTCCCAAACCCACAAAATTCATATTAGACATTAGTAAATATTTTGATTATTATGATACAAACGAGGTTATTTTACCGCCGGTATAAAAGAATCATTATAACATATATGATATGATGACAAAAAAACATTATATCATATATGTTATATAACAGGAGGAAAACGCTATGGGTTGGTATAAGACATTAAAGGAATTAAAAAAGCTAAATGAAAGAATGAAAAAAGATAAAAAGCTGGAAAATTATTTCAATGGATGGTTTGAAGATGTTTACAAACTCAAGGATGAAAATGAGATCTTAGCAGAGATGAAATCTAACCCTGATCTTATTAAAGACATGGTTAATCATTGGAATGATATTAAGCATAAATGGTAAAAAGATTATAACATATATGATATATAACAGGAGGAAAAAAGAATGATATTAAAATTAGAAGATCAAGTATTAAATTATGGTGCTTCTTTTGAATATATTAATTCTGATTGTATCTTTAGAATCAGAATAAAAAGAAAAAGGATTAAAATATATTATGGTAGTTATTCCTATATCTTTGTAGGTAGGACTGAACATAATATGAATGAACTTAAAAAGCTTGATTCTTGTATAGATTGGTTATAATTACGTTTTGACATTATACCAAGAAACATTTATATATCATTAAAAACATATAGTTAGTTAGTGGTATATATGATGTGTGATAAAGAATATTTGGAAAGGCAATTAAAGGAATATCGAGAGATAGCTGTTAATCATTATAACAAAACAGAGCTAAAAGAACTTAAACAATATTGGAAAGGGTTTGTTGATGCCCTTGATTACATTAAAAGGGAGATGCGTTTAGCATGAATAATGAAGAAAAACTAAGTTTCTTTGAACTGTGTAAAACGTTAGAGGAGGATTAAAAATGTTAGATGAATTCAAGTATAACATGAAAGAGTTAAGTATCTTTTTCACCAAACATACTAAACTCTTTATTTTCTGTTATACGTTAATATGGTTATTAATAGGTATTGTTATAGGAGTTGTTATCTAATGATGCTTAAATGCCCTAGAGTTTTATGCGGTTATGTCTGGAAGTATAACGGTAAA